GGTGTATAAGAGCGCAGAATTGTATTGAATCTACTACGATGGATTTAACTGGTGATTTGGGTGTTAGTGGGTCTCACCGTAGGGCATCTGGGAGAGATCATGACCAGTACACAGGAGCCTTATTCCAGGCTACGGGGGTTACTTGTGCCATTACAGGTACTACTTATGTAAGCGCTGTATGGGCAGCTACCACTCATAAGGACACTGCTGTTTACACTCATACAGACACAGAGGCGGGTGTAACGGTTCTAAAAGCTGGTGTTTATAGAGTTACTGTAAATGCTGGTTGGAGAAAAACAAGTACTGCGACTGGGCCTGATTATATTTATACAAACTTAGTGGTTAATGATGCTAAAACTAATCCTTATAAAATATATCATACTTTTGATGTAGCAGGTGGTGGGGTTAATAACGCCGTTAATTCATTTTCTTCCTCTTGGATACTAACCCTATCAGCTAATGATGTGCTTTCTGTAGCGGCTAAAATGGCTGCTGGTACTGGGGCTTACGCCCTGAATACTGCAATTACCTCTTGGAATATGGAGAAACTATCCTAGATACTATAACATGGCTACTCCAGAAAAAGAAAACGGTTGGGATGAATGGTCGAAGCACGTTCTATCAGAGCTAAAACGGCAGAATACTAATATTGAAAAACTATTCAGTTCGACTACTCAATGTCGTTTAGAGATAGCCAAGCTTCAGGTGAAATCCTCTGTATGGGGTGGCATTGCTGGCGCAGTGACCGCTATTGCTGCTATCTTTTGGAATAAACTAGTCTAGCATGTGATTCTGTTTTAACAGTTTCACTAACCGCCAGATATAAGAATTTTTAAGCCCTTCCAGTTCTGTAAGAATATTTTCTAATTTTCTCAAACCGTTCTCGCTGATTTCTGGGGAGTCTTTGAACGCTGCTAACTCTGCGGTGAGAGATCTAACCTTATCTAAGTCCACCTGATCTAGCTGGCCTTGCTTCTTTTTTAAGTCTTCTATATTTTTCATAGTATTGTAATCTCGTGTCCTTCTTGTATATAATACTTCTTTCTTTTATTAGAGTGCATTTTTAGGTACTTTGCAGAATCTATAAAATCATAAATATACACTTTCTCTTTACTGGGGTGAATTCTAAGTGCTCTACCCATAGCTTGTAGTGTGGCTATTTCTGATTTAAGTCCTCTAGCGTTGATGAAATGGGTTATCTCTTCTATATTAATACCTGTTTGTAAAATCTTAGTTCCTATAAGCACAGACGCTGAATTCTCGTTTAGAAAGTTTGTTATTACTTTATATCTATCACTTAGGTTATCATCCCCCCATAAACGGTAAGAGTTTGGAATTAGATCGTTTAATATTTGCGCGTGTTCTAATTGTTTTACCAAAATAAGAATCCGTGCTTCGTTATTAGAATTACTTATTGAGCTAACAATCTCAGTAATTTTGTTATTTCTATCCTCATTCCTTATGATGAAGGTTTCGTATACATCTCCGTAAGACATATATGCATCCTCTCCAGAAGTATTAGGCGTTTTAATTAATTGTATTAAAGGTTTTGACAGCTTTCCTTCTTCTACTAATCCAGAGGTTGAAGTGGTTTCCCAAATAGGACCGAAGGCTCCTTCCAGATTAAACTTGGGTATGTCATCTGATGGCGGCGTAGCAGTTAAGCCAAACCTGTATTCGGCTTTTGGGAAAGAGTTTATTGCTGCTAAGGTGGTCTTTCCATTAGCGAATTCGTGCACCTCATCCACCATAATCACTTCTGCTGTCTCAAGGTGGGTGTCTAATATTTTATCAATGCTTTGAACGGTACACAGCATTATATCCCCATAGATATACCCCTCTCCAAAACATAGCCCTACATTGTCAAATCCACAGGCATCTGTTAGAAATTCATAAGTTTGAGTTAGAAGCTGTTTTGCATTGAAAAGGATTACCATCTGTTTACCAAGTAACGCTTGGACTAATCCTGCCATAATTAAGGTTTTTCCTGACCCAGTTGGCGCTTTAATGATCCCCCTCTTGTTTTTTAGTGCTTTTTTTATTAGATCTTTTTGGAATGAATAGTAAGAAAAATCCGCAATTTCTTTAGTTTTTGGTGTTTTTTTAGTATTTTTGTAGGTGTGTTCTAGATCAGGAGTACATTCAATTCTATTTAAATCCCCCAGTATACGCTCTAGGAGGCCTGTTCTGAATACTCCTTTGTTATTTATATACCTTTGTTTTCCGTCCCAATGCCCTCTCCTGTAGGCGTGTGAAAACTCAGCTCCAGGAATTTTAAAAGTATATAATTCCGACAACGCTTTAATTAGTTTTGGGTTGTCAGTTTTAAGTTGGGACTTAAGGATTCCAATTTGTACCTTCATCACTACTATAATAGAAAAACAAGGAGAACTTTATGCCAAATATTCCAGTAGAAAAAGTAACTATGCAAGATGGCAGTAAAGAGTCTATCATTGCAGGTATTTTAGAAAACCTACCGCCGCAAGAAGTTATTGAATTAAATCTTCCCTCTAAGGCTAGATTTTATTCGTTACCTGACCCAGCTAGACCCATTACTATGCGTTCAATGAATTTTGAAGATGAGAAGATGATTGCTTCAATGAATTCTAGTCAGACTGATTCGACCGAAGACCCTTTAACCTCGATTCTTAAGAGATGTGTTGATAACTTAAATTTAAAGGATATCCTTATTGTAGATAAAGTTTATTTAATTTTGAAATTACGAGAAATCTCTTATGGAAATGAGTTTACTGCTAATGTAACATGTGCTGCTTGTCATAAAGCTACGCCTGTAGTCTTTGATTTGCGTAATCTTCCAATAAATTACTTTGAAGATGATTTCGATTACCCTATTGAAATAGAGCTTCCTGTAGCAAAGAAACAGGCAAAACTAAAACTCCCCACCGTATCAGATGAGCAGTTCTTGAAAGATGGGGGCCAAGCATTGAATCAACTATGGAGATTTATTGATTCAATTGATGGGCAAACTAACAAAGAAGTAATTTCGGAACTTCTTAATCTTCTCCCACTTAAAGATGTTCATGCTATGCTAGACGCTATTTCTGGGAATACATACGGGATACAAACTAAGGTTCAATTTCAGTGCTTTGAATGCAAGGAGAATGCAGTAATTGAATTGCCTATAACTCCTGATTTTTTTACCGTGAACTAGAAGAGAATTTATCATTAAATTCTTTACTTCTAGAAGCCTATATACTCGTACACAAGGTAGGTTTTACCTATTCTGATGTTAGAAGTTTGTCTAGAGCTGAGAGACTGACATTTATTAGCTTTTTTGAAGAAGAAGTAAAACAGCAAAATGAGGCTATACGCAATACTGGAAGGTAAAATATGGTTCAATTAGGAAGTTACAACGCAAGTGATAGGCATAACCGCCCCAATACTTTACAAAAGGTTCTGCTTAGAGCATTTTTTATTAATGATGGCGCTTATCAAGATCCAGTTGATATAAGCGGAGTAACGATTGTTACAAAGGTTTCAAATACTTCTCCCGCAACTATTTTAGGCTCCGACGAACTACTCTCAACAGATTTGTCGCAGAGCCAGATTCTTATGCAATTTGGGGGCTTTGCGTCAGGTCTTGCATCAACTTCTTATACTCCAGTAGTAAACGCAAGTGGGATTTATAAATTTGGAACTGGCGAATACGGCGTAGTTCTGGATAATACTCTATCCTTATCTGGGTGGTATGATTTTAATGGATCAGCTTTTGAGGTGGCTAACGCAGCCTCTGCTACTGGAAACTATCTTGATGTTTGGACCGCTAAGCTAGCTGGAGGGTCGAATTATAAGAGCATCATAAACGAGTTTACTCTTTATGCTGATACCTTCTTTACCATGACCCAGCCTCTGATGCTTAAATCAAGTAACAGATTGGTCAACAAGCACTTAACTTTAGGCTCTAAAACAGATCTAAAATTCACCACTGAGATTACTGTTGAGAATAAGGATATTGATGAGTCTGTCAAGAACATATTCAAAGACTCCGTTATCACCAGCGCCATGGTCGAAATTTCCAAAATTAACGACTCCGTTAACTTGCCCTCCCGTGTTGAGGTTTCTGGCTTCTCAGATACAGCTGCCTTGATAGATGTAACCTCTGATAACACTATAATCTTTACCTGGGATACAGAGGATATTAGGAATCTAGGAACTACAGCAATTGAGCAGACAAAACGAGAAAATCTTGGCAGCCCTACAGGGACTTATGCAGCCAGAGTCAGCTATAACTTGCTAAATGAAAAAATTATAAGCCCCTTATTTCACTTTATAGTGAGTTAAGGGACTTCTTCATTTTGTAGCTGTAATCATACTTTTGTTGATTAGTTTCAGCGTAGTCTTTTAAATCTACTCCTGAAATGTGAGCTTCGTTCCAATCTTTAAATTCCGTAGGCGGGTGAAGAATATAAAAACTATTCATTAGTTTTCTCTTCCGTAGCTGGTCTGATTTTTCTATCCCCCTGTAGCCAGCCTCGTCATTGTCATATCCTAATACAACCCTACCAGGGAAGTGCCGTAGAATATCCATTTGTAACTCGGATATGTGAGATCCCAAAGTACAGGTCGCGTTGACACCTCGGATTTGCAGAGATATAGCGTCCAGGGGTCCTTCACAAACTACTAGTTGAGAGGATTCCTCGTCGTAAGGAAATAACATAGCGGAAGGGCGCAAGCCTGTAGTGGATAGGGGATTTAAATACTTAGGCTCTAAACCCTCTTTTAGACTCCTGGCTTGGAAATAAAATATACTATTATTTTCTATAAAAGGAATTATTAATCTGTCCCTGTATCTGCCTTTATCAGTAACAAAATACTGTTGCTGCTCTGGGTTATCGAAATTAAACAATTTTCGATCCATAAGGAACAGCCAAGCATCAGGGTAATCATCATATGATTCTGGTAGAACTTCAAATAGTTTTGTATCTTCAAGTCCGTTTGTTTGAGGCAAGACCTCTATAGCATCTAATAGATCCGATTCATCTAGGATCTGATCCCCAGACATAAGAAAACTTTTGAATAGGAGTTCTGCCTGAGCTTTCTTGTAAGTAACCTTCTCTAATTCTGAGTATAGCTTAACGAAGCTCCCAACATTCCCCGTCTTGAAGCATTGCCAAAGTCCAGTATCCAAATTGATGCTCATGTGACACTTCCAGTCATCCTCTATAAATATAGACGGGACAACTAGTTCTTTATTGGAAGCAGAAATTTTCCCAGATTCTGCAAACTTTTCCAGAAGATAGTCTCTAATATATGCGGAGGTGACCATGTTCATCAATACAATATCAGAGTCCAAATACTCAACTTTTCGACAGTGTAAATTAAAATATAGATATCGGTATATTGATCGGTATGAAGAAGATAAGAATACAAATACTGATGCTTTACATTTTGGATCTTATATTCATAAGATTCTTGAAGAAGGAGTAGAATCTACAACCTTTTCAGAACTAGAGCAAATAGCAGAAAGTCTTAAGACTAATTATACTTTTAACGATTCTTATCTTCCTAAGATTAATATTTGTATTAAAAACTTTTTGAAGTTTAATGCTTCTATTACAGGAACAGTCGCTACTGAATTAGTTTATGAGGTTGAAGCTAAAGGAGACATTACGCTTAACGGTATTATTGACCGTGTGGTAAAAGGAAGAGATGACGGTTATTTAATTATTGATTATAAAACTTCAAAAAGAGAAAAGAGCAAGATGGATCTTTATAAAGACACCCAACTCAAGGGTTACTGCTATGCAATTCACAAGCTTTATAATGTTCCAATAGATCAAATAACTGTTGCCCACTACTACCCTCTTACTGATAACCTAGTAACTTGCCGATACAGCAGCACCCAGATTCACAATTACCTAAAGATGATAGTTGATGAAGTTTGGCGGATTAGGAAACTTAAGAAGGTTGATTTTTGCCCAAGTGAGAATCAGTTTTGCAACTGGTGTGCATATAAATCAATCTGCCCCGTTTTCAGTGACCCGAACGAGGTCGAGGGCAGACTCCAAGAACGAAAGAAACGCTCTAAGAGGAAGTAGGGCCTTTTGTTAGCTGTCCTGTAATCACAGGATTATACAATTCTATCTCAATAGAATTGAAAAAATTGATTACTACTTCAGGGGAGTATCTCCCTTTCTTCGTGAAGTAGTTGTATAGGGAATTTATCTTAATGGGTTTCCTGTTAGATAATGCTGTCAGTATTTTGAGCTGAAACAGCTTAATAAACTTTTCTGAGTACTTGTGCTTCCACTTCTCTGTGAAGCTGCTGCTCAAAGTATTATCAATTAAATCAATAAAATCAATTATTTCTATGTCTAAATTTCCATACATATAAAGGGTAACCTATTCCCTATAGTATAATAAAGCATAATGAGAGAATTTGTCGAAGAAAATAGAGAATTTTTAGAATTTTTTAATACAAAGCTAACCCCCGCCTTCCGTCGAGGTACTAGACCAACTCCACCTTCGGCATCTAGATTTAGGCCTGGAAAGGTATTTGCTATAAAATACGATGACGGTAATTGGCGTATGGTTTTTATAGTAGGTAAGCGGGGTAAATCTGTTTATACCCTTTCTACAACAAAAAATACTTTAGTCTCGTGCTTTACACTAGGAGGTGTAAGCAACGAAATTATACAGGCAATACTACAAAACCTATATAATAATGAGCAAAAGTCTAGTTATCTTTGGATTACAAAGAGATTAAAGAAGCTTATAGGTTCTAGAAATTACAGAACTTATAATATTAAAAAGATGGAGTCCATCTTTGAAATTACGATGAATATCGAAAAAGAGGAAGCCATATAAATGGCAGCACCACTATTAGGAGTACTAGGAAAACTTAGTAGCAGCGTACAGGCAAATACAGCCAAATTGGGTACGCTCGCGTCTCTCTTTGGTGATGCTGTTAAAATGCAAACGGCAGCTATCCGCGTTAGTCGGGATATGGGTTCCATCATGGAGAAGGTTGGTAACCTATCCAAGGACCTTCCTGCTGGTATAGCAATAGAAACTGAAGCAACTATTGCTGGTATGGAGGCTGGCTTCAGGACATACAACGGGAGCATAAACAAGCTTTGGACCCAGATGAAGCTTACTGGGCAAAACTCAGCAGCTATGATGAGGCAGTTTAAGAACCTAGAATCTATTACTGGTTTGTCAAATGAAGCTCTTGGAAGCGTGGCAGAAAAAACTCTTGAGCTAAGTGATACCTATGGGGTTACAACTGAAAGTGTTGTTCAAAGTTTGGGAGCGCTGAGTAAGTCTATTGAAGAAAACTCCAATATACAGCTTCTTCAAGGAAATAAAGGAGAGGCCTTAACTACTGCTTTAGCTGAAGCAGGAGCGCAACTTGGGCCTGGGTATGAAAAACAACTAAGTGCATTCGCGCAAATGCTAACTTCTGGTGATGAGGCGGCATTTAGGATGAGATCTTTGGCTGGGTTACAAGATGTGGCGGCTAAGATTGCTAATAATACAATAACCGCAGAAGAGCTACTAGCCGCTAACGAAAAAGCCGCCCAATTTACCAGAGACACAATAGGACCAGCTGCGACAACCGGGGCCGTGGCCTCTTATGGAACTGAACAGGTTATGGGTGCTGTGGCTGGGAATCAGGCGAAGGCTCTACAGGCGAGTCTTAAAATGAGTGAGCAGTTTGCTAAGGGATTAAGTGATGAGCAAAAAGCTGAAAACTTAGCTAATGCTAAACGAAAAGAGTTTAGTGAAAGCCTTCAAGCCCTTGGTACGAAAACACTAGCTCCTTGGAAAGACATTTTTATATCTAATTTTGATAAATTTATGGGTATATTAACCCCTATATTTGGTATTCTTCAAGATCTTGGTTCTTTCGCTAGTACACATATAGGACCAATTCTATCTATTCTAGCGGCTGTTACGGAAGTAGCGGTAGGATATATAAGACAATTAGTGACCTTTGGAGAAGGTATATATGAGGAAGTTAGACCAGTACTTATTTCTATGTCTAAATGGTTATTTGAATTTGTTCAAAAATTTGCTATTATTTTTCGTAATGTTTGGACATTTTTAAAGCCTATATTTATTGGGATCTGGGAAGGGGTAGTGGGAATGTTAAAAGCTATGGCTGGTCCTATCATGCAATGGATAGATAAGGTAATAGGTTTTTGGGCCGCATTGTCACCAGTTATTATGTCAATAGCTACAATTTTAGCAGCAAGTTTTAAATTTATCGGAGGTTTTATTGGCAAAATTGTAGGATGGTTTTTTAGTGTATTGGGACCAATATTAGAGTTTATGGGCAAAGCTTTTGGATTTATTATAAATGTATTGGGACCTATTTTTATGACAATAGCTAAGACTTTAGCAATAGGTTTTAAATTTATCGGAGGTTTTATTAGCAAAATTGCAGGATGGTTGTTTAGTGTAGCGGGATCAGTAATGGAGTTTATTGGAAAAATACTGTCAGAAATGCGGGTTCTCTTCCTCAATATGGTTAAAATGCTAGGACACATAAGGGACTGGTTCCCTGGGGATGGGGGTAAGAAAATTATAAAATGGGCTGAGGCGGAATTAAGGAAAGACGGGCAAGGACCACAAGAAAAGCAGGTAGAGATTTTCACTAGCATAGAAGATCTGCTGGCGAGTGTAAAGGGATCCACAGAGAAAGTGGCTGAAGAGGGGGTAGAGATTAAAGAGAAGGCAGTAAGTGTTCTTGGTGTTTCTCAGGACGCTCTGGCTGTAGCAATAGCTGGTATTGTACAGGAGCCCTTCTCAGAAATAGTGGCAATGAATGAAACTCTAGTAGACGCAATAGATGACCAGACTGGAGTACTAGCGGCTGCGGCCAGCGAAACAACTGAGGCTACCAAAGCACGAATAGCAGGTGGACCAGGACCAAAACAACAATTAGCACAGGAATAAATTATGGCAGCACCACAAGAGATTAATAATAGACTACTTCCAGAACGATCAGGATTAAAGTTTTTGTTTACTGATGGGGAAGGGATTAAAGTTATAGCACTTCCTTTTTATCAGAATATATCTGTAAAGGAATCAAAGAAAGCGAGATATGCAAAGTACTCCCCTTTTAGTAGAACTAGTAATCTTTATACTTATACGGGAGCTGATTCTAGACAAATAAAGGTAGATTTTGTAATGACCCTTCCTCATATAAGGGAGGCTCACCCAGAAGTAGGGAGAGCTTCTTATTTAACTTATGAAACTGACACTTTTTCGGAGCAACAAAAATTCTTTAATTCCCCGGCAACGGGTTCTTCAAACAAATTTGGGAGCTTCGCTGGTACTGCTCAGGAATTAGAGGAAGAGTTTATATTTGTTTTAGGGGGAGCAAAGGGACAACAGTTGGGCGGTGATGGTAATGCTGCTAGAAAAAAAGCAATAGATGCAATAGCTTATTGGGTTAATATTGTTCGTGCTAGTGTTCTGAATAATGTACACGATCCTGTTTGGGGGCCACCTATCGTAAGATTAACTCACGGTATTCTTTACAGAGATGTGCCTTGTATAGTGACAGGCTATTCTATTGACTACCCACCAAGAGCTGGATTTGATTTAAAAACACTTCTTCCCCGCGAGATTAAAATTTCGCTTACCATGGAAGAGCTTCGTATGGGTAACTTTGAAGAATTCAAAGTATACAGTGCACGAGATACAAGTGACAACATTGCTGGGTGGGAGGCGGTTATTTCCGCTCCTGGGACAACAGACCCACAACCCATTACACAAGGGGGAGTTTAATGGCTAAAGATGATAGGTCTAGGTTTTCCGTGGGTAGTGACCCAGTTACCCATAGGGGGCATAATACAATAACAACAGTGGGTAATAAAGATTCTGACAAGTTTATAGAAACTTTAGATTCCTCTTTTGAGTATCAAGTTGGATTTATTCCTGCTGGTTATGAGCACCGTCCTGATTTGATTTCCAATATCTTTTTTGGAACTCCCGCATATTGGTGGCTGCTTTTAGAAGTTAACAACATTACTGATCCTTTTGAAGGTTTTAATGTTGGCGACAGAATTTTAATTCCAACTAAGATATGATTAAAATCCCTACTGTTAATCTGCTTGTTAGTGCTGATATTGACGCAGTAAAAGGTCAGATGAGTAATGCAGATGCTATTCAGGCACTAAAACAAAATAAAGACACCTGGCTTTTTAAGAATATTGGAAATCCTAACTTCTTAAGTTTGACCCACGCTATAGGCGCAGGTGGTGGAAAGAATGTTGCTATAACACTAGAGTTCTTGGATCCTAAAAATGAATTTGAGGAGCGGTTTATGCAAACTAGTTTTCCTCAAAAGATTGATTCTTTTTTTAATCTAGATGAGTCTAACGAAAGTGTTGCTGAAATTAGCAAACTAGCGGCTACTGATAAAGAGGGGTTTAAAGCAGAAAAAAGTGAGGCTGCGAGAAAACTTATCGGACAATTTAGTGGGGCTATGGCTGGCGCTGCTAAGAGTTTTCAATCTCAGCAAGCAAAACTAGGAGCACGAAGGTTTGTAGTCGCCTACGGGGTTGGGCAGGATTTACGGACATGGGCTGGGCCTTTTGTTGGGTTGCTTGTAAACGCTGAATATGATTACAAAGCTAATGGATCAAAGATATTAAAAATTGATATAATAGCAGACTCCTCTCAATTTTTGGAAGGGGGTGGCTCACCCCACCTTCCAGAGGGAGCACAGAGAGTAGACTGCCAAGGGTATTCTGATCCAATACTCCTTTCTCAAAAAGGTGGCAAACACCCAGACGCAGACGAGCCTTCTAAAAAAACAGGGTATAAACCTCAGACAGAGGAGGTAGGCCCAAGTAGTAATTGTACCGAAGTTATGTATGTGTCTGTAAAGCCAATTCATGATATTGTTGATCAAGCGATTTTACGCTATGTAGAATCAGCAACTCATTTGCCAGGTAATGTATTATTATTATTACCAAATTTAGATGATATATTTAAAGAACAAGTACAGGTATCAAAAGACGCTCTTCCTGAGATAGGACCTGGGTGCGAGGATAATGCAGTGCCTGAGGCTCTTGCAGCACTAGTCACAGCCAATAATACTGTACTCTGTGATTTAGGATTTACTTTACAAGAAATGCCTAAAGGGGATCAAACAAAAAATGAAACAACTGATACTCTTGATGTAAAAAAACAGGAAGAATTTGACGATGCGATTTGTGCTTTTCAGCACCAATTAGAAAGTACTAATGCATTAGCCCAAATAAGTAGCCAAGGGTCACCTAATTTTCACGCACCGCTTAAAAAGATATTAGATAATATCACTAAAGCTGCGGCAGATAAGTACGCTCTTGAATTTGATTACTTTTTTGAAAATAATTTACAAGTATTGAAGTTTTGGAAAGAGCAGGGTATAATTTCAGATGATGGTATCGCTGCTTTTGTAATAGGCGAGAAGCGTCTAATTCATACATTTCTTTATCCTCCTGTGAGTGTTTACGCCCAGCCCCCAGAGTACGCAACTAATGATAATTATGATACTTTTCATGGGGGTTATCAAAGTAAAATGAGAGAGCTTTCTCACAAACCTTATAACGATTATGATTTTTCTTTTGGAAATCCAAGTGTAGTTTCTGATGAGTTTGCATTAACGCCAGGATCAGAGGCCGCATCAGAGGTAGAGAAAAGCAATATACCTGTGTTTAAGAGTGGTGTGCCCAATTCAAATATACTAAGTTTAAATTTTAAAGATAATAATTTGTACTTTACTATGTTAAATTTTGCATCTCACCAACAGGTAACTACTGCCCTTAAAAGTGGAATGAAAAAAGCTATTACAACTACTTATGCTAAAGATATTCAAAATATTAAGAAAGCAATAAGTAATTGGTTAGACGATGAGGGAGCTGACGCTATTCAATCATTAGCCCAAGAGCTAGATCCACAATTTGCTGAGGCCGCAAAACAGGCGGGAGTGGATGATGTCGCCGCAGTATTGTTAAATGGTATGAAAAGTGATAAACGAAAGGGTGAGCTTAGTGTGGAATTATTACCTCAAGAAGCTAAGAACCCAGCTCAATTAGCATTATCCATGCTACAGTATTGGTATAGTTTGGCAGTAAATATTTCAATTACAAGTTTACCAATGTTCCATATTTCAAATATAAGTAACTTAAATAAGAAAGCTCTTGTCTTTATTAAAGAACCCCAGATGATGGGGATAAATCAAGACCCAGACCAAGCACTTACTAGAAAGTGGCTTTCTGGATTATATAGAATGTATGGTTTTAAACATATCATTTCTGGCAAAAAAGTAGAATCATCATTTGAATTAACTAGGATACCTGTAAAGTCTGAATGGACCTAGGAGTATAATAATTTATGGTAACTGTTAAAAAGGGTATTGTTTCGAGTAATATTGATTATACAGGGACTGGTAGATTTTATGCTGATATTCCTGGTATAGGAAATGGGATGCTGATTACTTATGTAAGCCCTGCTCATTCCCCTGGGTCTGGGTTTGTTATGATTCCAGAGGAGGGGGCAGAAATACTAGTACAAAGTATTGGGGATGGAAACTGGTATTACATGGGTACAGTTGTTCGTCCACCTGTTAGAAAGCAATCAAAAGAACAAAACGGTGGTGGTGGAGATAGTCACGGACAATCTCAGACAGCAACTGAGCACAACAGGGTACATGCAAATAATAGCTGTCAATATGAAACACGCGGTAAACCTCAGATAATGGCTATTAAGTATGATATTGGTGGTATTGCTATATCCAAAGAATCTACCCCAGAGTTAAAAAATCATTATATCGCTATGGAGGCTAACTCGGGAAAAGAATTTAAAATTGAAGACAGCCCCAAACAAGACAGTCTTATAATTAAAAATGAACACGATGATATGATACGCCTCTCTGCTAATACAGCAGAGGAAGCAGAGCATACTCCAGTAAGGGGAGTTGATATTCGATCCACAGGGGATCACACATATGAATGTACTGAAGGAACTACCCAACATATTGTATTCGATGGAAGAGAGTTAATATTAATTAATTGCTCACAGGGGACTAATAAAGCTAGTGCTGATGGTACGGGAAGTGAAGATCAATGGGGAAATATTGATCTTGAAAGTACGCTTAAAGATATTAATATTCTTGTAGGCACAGAAGCTGATGATAATATGATAAATCTTTTTGCTATGGGAAATAAGTCTAAAATCCAAATAAACAGCAAAGATGTTATTGTGGCTATTGCTGACGGTAATATAACTATAACTAGTAAAAAAGCAGTAGATATAATAGCTGAAGATAATTTAAATTTACAATCTAAAAGCGGTTCAATTAACTTAAAAGCAGCAAGTGATATAAAAATACAGGCTGGCGGGTCAGTAGGTATAGATGGTAGTCCTATGATTAATTTAAATGAGGGTGTTGGTAATAATGATGGGGCTACAGAAGTAGAGATAGAAGATAACGATTACGACCACCCAAGTAATAGAAATAGCTTAGGTCCACCAAGGAATACACCAGTATAGGAAAAAATTATGGTAAATGTTGAAGATTTATTAAAAATACAAGCAGCCAACCCTGGTCAGGGTATATTAAAAACTACTGGAACGGTGTATGGTGTGCCCTCTTGTTTGCTTAACATGACTGATGATCTTTTGGGTCTTTTACCCTCAGATTTATTATGGGGACTTGATGAAATACTTGGTAATGCTGCTGGTGGCGCGTTTAACTACCTTCTTCAATTTTTGAATTGGATTTTGCGGATTCTGGGGATGAAAATGGTCGAAACTCCAAATGGGTTTCAAACTATTCAAATAGGAAGTAGTTTGTTTGGAATAAATCCTTTTGATATGGGGGGTATTTTGGGTGGAGGGACTGGCGCTGGAGGTTTATTAGGGGGCTTGCAAAGTGTTTTGGACGATGCTGGACAGCTATATGGTAACCTTGCTGGGACATACGACCAATTCCAGCAGCTTAAGAGCTGCCTGGACCTCCTACAAGCCAACTTGAACAGTAAGCCTGAGTCCCTGGCTGGACAACTTCACGAGGCGGTACAGAGCGATCCTGGGGTCCTACAAGCTCTTGTAGGAACACACATTGCCAAGATTGATGGGGCTCAGGAGTTTATTAAGAGAGCTGCCACAAGTAAAGTGGCTATTGCTAAGATTTTAAGAGAACGAGCACTAAATCCTGAATTAGAGCCTTGCTTTCTTCCTCAATTTGCAGAACTATTTGAGGGAACTGGAGTTAGGATTTGTGTAGAACAAGAAGATGACAAGTTAGAAACTCCATTCCGTCTTGTTTTTGGCCCTCCTCAAAGTACAAAAGGACAATTTCTATTAACTGCTGACGGGCTGTATTATGATTCTCAGACTGGTGGTCTGGATGATGTTGGTCTATATCTATCCTCAATGCAGTTGGAAGATATAGGGGATAAATGGAAATTTGAACATGATCCCAATGTCGGTGGTAAAGGTGTTCAACTTTCTTTGGATAGTATAACTGAGTATGTAGATACTTTGTTTGATCCAGCGTTAATTGATGATAGTATTTATTTACAAAAGTATTATGATAATGATACATTTATTGAACATTTAGAGGGACAAAAAAATAAATTAGTTTATGATCTATCTTCTAGTTTAACACAGCTAATTGCTGATGAGGGTGCTGATTCTGCTATTGTTGTAAATGCTAGACAATCTTTATACTCTGAAATTGGTAGACATAATGATAAACTTAATCGCCGTAAAAAGCAAATCGAAATTAGAGTAAGAACTCCTCAACTCTTTGATCCTGATAATATTCTAGGTTTGGCTGTGTTTCCTGGGGAAATTCCTGTAAATGATTTTTCGTATTTAGGAAAACTGAATATCGGAATTGCTCTTGAAAAGCAACAAAAACTTGTTTTTGCTGCTGCTGAAGTAGAAGGGATCGTTTTACCTCTTACTCCTAAGTTTGTAAAAGCGGAACCAAAATCTGAATCACTACAGGTAGAACATCTTACTATCCCTACAATTGGTGATGGTGGGATTATACATTCTGCTAGTGCTGCTGGGGACGCTTCGGCACAAGCACATATTTTGAACTTAGTTGATGAAATTACGACTGAGGGATTAATAGCAACTTATAATTTCTTAGGCAGTGATACAGTTGCTCCATCCTCAACGGAGTACTTTGTAACAAACTCTACGGATTTATCCATATCTAGTAATGCCAAACTTGTGGCAAAGTCCTCTGAGTTTGTATTCGCATCTGGTCTTGGGATTCCCTACCTAGGTGGAATTGCTGAGTTTAACCAGACCACCCCCTTCCTCCCATCTGGGGTGGGGAGCTATGTTCGTCTTCCTGACATTCCCGATTTCAGGAATTTGACCTACGGACTTAATGGATTCTCAGTTGAGACTTGGATTCATGTTCCAACTCTTTCGTTAGCGGCTACTGGAGCAGACGGGTGGAATGATGCAGGAGCCTCTTCGCTCCATCGCTTAGTTCTATCGTGTGATAATGTTGGTGGAAATGTTACTTCTATCAATCCGTCTTCAACACTCAATAGTTTTGGATCTCAAAAGACGAGAGGACTTGTTATGGGCTTTACTAAGGATAGGCAGATAACTTCGGAACAAGGGCCTAGTAATTTACCAGCCGACCACACGGCATTGCGTTTTTTCGTGGCTCCGACGCAATCCATTAATGCCTCTGCTGCTTCGTTTATAGCGGAGGGAGGGGCTGACGGCTGTACGGCCTCGACAAAATGGTTAAATGCTTCTGTGGATGTTACGACCTCAACTACGGCAGGTACATCATTTGAATCTGCTTCTTCTACTTTTGTTAACGCCACTATGGTTGCAGATCCTAAAGTTAATGAATTAAGATTCTATCTAGATGGTAACCTTTTGATAACCTCATCTTTGTCCTATTGTTTTGGACAAAAAAAGCACTTCCCAGTAGCCGTTCCTACATTTACTCAGGGTAATAGTTTTGAGTACGGGGGTTCTTCAACTTCATGGAATGTTATTGCGCCCATCTTAGGAGGGGGGCCAAAATGGAACTTTGGTGCTGCCTATTCCTTTACGCCTTGGATTGTTGGAGGAGGATATACAGATGGTAATATGGTTGATGATAAGGGATTTCATTTTTTGAATGAGTATGGGGGTATAAGCAGCGGGCTAAAGGGCCATGTAGGAAGTTTAAAGTTTTATAAAAAACCCCTAAATAATAAAGAGGTACTTCAAAATTACGATGCTCAAAAAGGATTATTTAAGAATATTACAACATAATGGTAACAGTTAATGTTTATGGTAGGCCTTTAAGTAAGGCTATACAAGAAGGGATAAAATCCAAAGATGAGCGAATTTTTGGATTTGGTTTTCCATTGGGAAAGAGACTCTCAGGCCCTGCATTTTACAAAGCAGCTGATGTAGATCTTATTAAAAATAATTTATATCAGCTTTTGGGTACCGACAGAGGGGAGCGAGTAATGCTTCCTAATTATGGTATGAATTTAAGACGCTATCTTTTTGAGCCTCTTGATGAGATTACATTTGAGAAGATTAAGATGAACATTGTTTCTAATATTGCACAATATTTACCTCAATTGAAAATTCTTAGATTAGGTGTATTCAAACAAGATGGCGATGTAGGCTTTACTGGTTTACCAGGGTTTGAAATTAAACTAATTTTACAACTTAAAGATAATACTAATGTAATTTTTGATACACAAGTGGAGATAAGATAATGGTTTTTTCTGGGACAGTAACATCGGATTTTGAAAAGCTCGTAGTAATTCCAGACGCTAAGAAATCTGAATTTATTGATTTTGCGGCTACGGATTTTTCGACTATTCGAAATGCCTTACTTGAATATATCAAAGCAGTTTACCCGCTTGAATATAAAAACTTTAATGAATCAGACCTAGGTATAATGTTAATTGAATTAATATCTTACATGGGCGCAGTGATGTCTTTGAAAGCAGATATGCTTGCAAATGAAAACTTTTTACGAACGGCTAGAAATAGAAATAATATACAGAAATTGCTTGAATTAATTGGGGTTAAAATGAAAGGCCCAACTGCCTCAGTTGCACAAGCAAAACTAACTCTAAATTCTGATCCAACTTTCGGTGGTGATCTTTCTGACCCCACAAAACTAAAAATTCTCCCTTCTGATCGGACAATATCGGTTACTTCTCCCTTAGATGGTGGACCTGTGAACTATACTGTGTATAAAGTAGTGAATGGTCTGTTAGATTTAGCTAATGATGGGGGCTATATCGAATTGGATGGAGCTACAGAATCAGACAATCCTACTACGACCAGCAGCGTTTATACAAATCTGGCTTTATTAGAAGGAGGTTTAGTTACAGTAAATGGCACTTTTGATACAACTGATTCTATAAAGAAAATTAATCTAACAGAGAATCCCGTAATTGAAGGTAGTGTTGAACTATTTGTAGGAGGAACCTTAACTGCGGCATCTGGAGCTTATAAGCAAGTACACAATATCTTCTTTGCTTCTGGGGCAACGGATAATATTTTTGAAGTTGTATATGATGATGATTTTAAAGCAACTATAGTGCTTGGGGACGGGATTGCTGGGACATCTCCTCCAGCAGGCGCTAGTTATTATGCAACTTATCGCGTGGGAGGAGGGAAACGAGGTAATATACCCAGTGAGCATATTAATATTGCTATTAGTGTATTAGATGATACTATTCCAATATCATCAGATTTAGAAAATATTACTTTAGCTACAGGAGGAGCGGACGCTGAAACTACAGAACACGCTAAAAAGTATGCTCCCCTAACCTTTAGGAGACAAGATAGATTAGTAACCTTATTTGATTATACTGTTTTTTGTAATGCTTATGTTGGTCCTTTAGGAACAATTGGTAAAGCAAAAGCTGTTACAAGAAATGCGTTTAGTTCTGCCAATGTTATTGATTTATATGTACTTGAAAAAGCAAGTAGTTCTCAACTACAAAGAGCTACAACTTCTTATAAAAAAGCTTTATTAACTGCGGTTAATGAGAAAAAAATGATAACAGATGAAGTTGTACTTGTTGATGGGCTTATTAGAACCCTTGATTTAGTTGTCACTATTAAATTAGATAAAATACTTGCCCCCAAAGAAGAGAGTATAAAACAAGCAGCTAGAGAGAAAATTGTAAATTTCTTTATGGTTGATAATTTCGATTTCGGAAAAGCTCTTTCCTTGGCAGATTTAAATAGAACAATTTTTGAAATACCAGATGTACGGTTCTCTTCTGTTGATAATCTTGATTATGATGTTAAAGTTGATTTTAATGAAATTATTCAACTTAATAATTTAACTATTAATGTTGACCTAGTTTGACCGACAAGTTCCCAGTCTCCAGACCATCTATGGTCGGCCCTTCTAAGAAGGCGAATTACAAAAGAAATTTTGTAAATGCTTTAGAAATTATTACGCCTGGGGTCTATCTTGAAGAGGATGTTGCACTTAGCTCCAATAGGCTTAATCCAATATCAGAAATACTAAACTCACATATGGTGGCTGCTAATAATGTCTCAGCTATAGGTCTTGGTATTTCTGCGACAACAAATTATGGACATCTAAGTAGTGTAGATGGGATTTCCAATTATTTTATTCCGCAAAATAGATTAACAAATATCTCTCCTTTCGATTTTGAAAAATATATACTCAAACCTAATAATTATAGGTTTAGTGATTTTACTTCTAGCGCAGATTTTAAAAACTTTGTTGATAGCACTCTACTTCCAAATGCAAGATTAAATACTCCCAACGCTGGCACATATGATAGTACCATTACAGGAACACATGAATACTTAATTAAGAATCTTTCTTGGTTGTACTTTTTGAACACCTCTGCTCACGGTAGTTTAGCCACAGACCCATCTTCTATTGTTAGTGACCTTATTGTTAAAAATATTTTTACAGGAGTTACTCTTACTTTGGAAGAGGCTCTCCCAGCATTTGCAGAGTATATTTGGAAAAATTACGAAACTTGTTCAACATTTAGAAGTCTTCAATTAATTCCTAATGATTTTCTAGCAGGCACAGGAACTTACACAAGCGGTACGCAGCAACTAGATAAGCTTAAAACTTTAGTTTCTGTTTTATATTCTAGTTCTGAAACTGATAAACAAGATTTACATATAAAAACAGCTTTTGATAATTTTATAACTGCGTCTATTATATTGGATGATACAGAATCCAATGGTCCTTTTTATAAGTTTATAAAAGCTTTAGGCTTTTATCTTTCTGATCTTAATGAAGAAACGCAAAAATTATCACTTATATATGATATACAGAATGTACCAGAAGAGTACCTTGAGTTAGTTGCTGAGTTAATTGGATGGAGATTCTTCGGGCCTGATCCTGATCGCTGGAGAGTACAGTTGCAAAGTGCGGTTAATATTTATAAAGCTACTGGTACTAAAAAAGCGTTGCAATATGGTATTGATTCAATTTTTGCGCAGGGAACTTATAATATAGAAAATAATATTACAGAGGTTTATGAATCCTATATTCCTTTTCTACTGTATTATGCTTTGGCAACAGAATCACCTCTCTACACTTCATTAAATGATTATACTTTACAAAAAGCTATTGATTTAAATATTGCCGAATATAACTCCTCCTCATTAACTGGTAATATTGAACTAGCGGTTGACCATATTATCTTACAGCTAGTTAAGTTTTTTCCTGAATATTTTCCTTTTGGAAAGGGAACTTTCCCAACCTTCTTTGGCGATCTTGAGGTTATAAGTACTGGAGAAGCTCACGAAGGTTCTCACTTCTTTGAGCAGGGAAAGGTGTGGGCTGGGGATCCTCCCCTATCTTCTTCAAGTATTGAATTGCAGTACAAGGGGGATGAAAATTTCAAATTTAATTATCGTGACCGCACATTCCCCATACCCCCGTTTGAAGAATATAAGTACTATAAAGATGCATATGTAACAGAATCAATGTTGCTTATGATTGTTGATATACTGACCTGTACTTTTGGTGTGCGTAAACAGTTTGCTTTAGAGCTTGCAGATCATATCCGTACCTATACTAATAATCAAAATGGAGATTTGCTTTACCTTGATAATGGGTGGTTATTTTTTACAGAAAACTTAGTTACTCCTACTAATGAAGATTATCTTTTTAAATGGATTGGAAATGAAGCGAATGTCTCAGGATTAGAGGATAAGGATAAGTATATCAGTTTATGGAACGGCAAATCATCTCATATTAAAATACTTCTTGATGCTGATTCCTTTGATTTTACAAGTGATGATTTGGATATAAATGGATCTCAATTATTATTTCAAATAGCTAGAGTTGTTAACGATTTTATCCCAGCACATGCTATTCCAGATCTTTATCTTAGTACTTCCGCGATAGATGATGAAGTAATAACCGATACGAGTGCAATTGGATTGCATTTTGATAAACGAGAATACTTTGCTGGTTTTAGTCCTAGTGCGTTAGCTTTTGCTAGGGGAGGAATTTATGGTACAAACTTCCATAGTAGTGGTAATGCTTTTGGTCGTAAAGCTGTAAATACCGTTCGTGATTTATCCCAAGAAGACGCAACAGGAGCAGCAGATGATCCCATAATTGCTCACAGGACAGCATGGCGAAGACGCAATTATAAAAACAGTCTTCCTAAGGACGGGTACTATGACCGTACTGGCTTTAATATGCCAAACAGTTTTGAAGCTTCAACATTAGAAAAGACTACTGTATCGTCATTGGGATTTTTACCTTTAGGATATATTTCGTATAATGGAATTTATCAAAACGCCGCTGATGTTAATAATCTTCATGCTGTTTGGGATCCATGTGAAAACTTAGATTCGTCTAATACCTTTTTTGAAGCCGACACAAGTAACACCTTCCCATGTCGTGGTTTATTGACCCAGCCTGTGTCATCGAACTATTACAATAACCGAGGTCAGCTCCATGAGTCTATTGCTCTTATGCATAGACTTAATGAAAAAAAGAAATTTGTTGAATCTGAAAAGATTTTATTGGAGAATTTTGAAGATTTTGCTCCATCAGCTGATTGGGTAAATCAAGTTCTAAGTATTGCTAATAGCGGAACTAATGCAAATACTTTTGGTCCGAACTCTGAAGATGAGTGGTATAACTTTGCATGGGGTAGAGGTATTCAAAAATTATATAAAGATTATATGAACTCTAGTAAATTTGATAGACATCATACCAGACCAGACCTTCTAACGAATTTGTCTGGCGGTCCTGATATAATATCACATACTTACACAGGAGCACTGCATAATGGATACTTTAATATTAATGGCTCTGGGGTAAATGCTAACCCTTATTCAGCCTTGGTAGCTTCTTCTTTTGCTACCTCCGATAGTTTACATATTGGCTACGATGATGGTTCTGGAATTCTTAGCTTCCTTACAATAGATGAAGCGATTTTTGGAACAAGTTCTGTAAGCTCCTTAAATGAAAGTGGAGTATTTGATGGATCCAATTTAATTCTATCTGATTTATCATCAATCTTTCAAGTTGAATTACGAAATTCACATATACTAAGCGGTGTGGAATTTGTTATTACAGCTGAATCTTTAATAAATCCAGATAATGGTTTTAGAATTTTTGAAGTTGATCCTATCTATGCTAACCAAACTTCGGATAATTATTTAATTAAAAATAGAGTAATTAAGTGCAAAAATATAGATGGACTTACTAGATTACGGTTCCCAATTAAGGGAAATTACGGAGTATTGAAAGATAATTTCTTAATTCCTGAACACGAATATGAAGTATCTATTAATCATTTAGTTGGTGAAGAAGCAGGTACTAGTTTTGGTGGTGCATCATTAGGCGTATTCATTCATACGCAGCCAGAAGGAGATCAAGATCTATTTTGGATTTGGTCACCTGAGGGTGAGTGGGTAATGTCGGATGCTTCTGCTATTAATAAAACTGCTGTACTTGAGAAGTATTCTCATGTAAATACTTTACCTGTTATTATTCCTCCACCAGAAATTTCAGATTTCTCTTCCATAAATACAACCCTTGGGTGTATAGATGAGTTTGAAGTAGATAGTTCGGCTAATGTAAACAATAATCCTGCTGCCTTGAAAAAGATAACTGAATCTGATTTTTCAAAATTTAATATAAAATTCGATACTTTTAATCAACCTATAGCTGTTCCTCCAAAATATTATGGAATTGGAGGTGTTGGTCACTGTTCAGGTAATGGGGCTATAGAACAAGTACATAGGCTAAATCAAGCTTATGTTTTTGAAGTTTATATGATGCCTAATTATCAAAATCTAGAGAAATATTTACTATTAGATTATGTTTCTGTCAAAGACCTAACCTTACAGGATAGGGCTAAGATTAAACTACCTATAAGTAATGAAGTACTAACTCCAGAAGAGCTGGGTACGCCTTTTAATCCTTACTGTAGAGGACAAAAAGAGATAGTCTTGGAGCCAGATGAATTATTAACTATCCTACGCTTCTTTAATAAGATGGTAGATGATAGAGGTAGTCGCGATGCCGCTGTAACTGCTTCTACTTTTGAAACTGGTGGCGGTAGTAGGTTGAACTACAGGGAACATCCTAAGTGGGATGAAATAATAACAGCAGCTGATGCCAATCATGGGCAGCTGACATCAATTCAGGTAGATAATTAATGAGAGGCACCGTAGAAATATACCAAGATTATGGAGCTGATAACCAGAAAATGGTTTATCAGGAAGGTAACCTATTGGTCGATGGTGCGGGTAGTTTGATTGTAGATATGCTTACAACTTCTCCAAGTTTATCAGCACTACCTTCTGCATCCAGTCTGCTAGATACTTCTAACTATACCATACAAGCTATGTCCTTTGGTAAGGCTGAATCTGGTTATCAGAAAAATGCTCATACTTATCTTGGTAGTAAAAAAAACCTGTTAGCGTATTCTGAGGAGTTTGACAATACGGATGCTGGGGGGTGGGGCCATGGTGGAGGTGTTTATCTTCAAGTTTCTGCTGACCAAATCCCAGGACCATACGGAGGTACTTCTGCTGCGGAATTGTTTTTAGATACAAGTCCTGAATATCCTACACCTCAGGGTAATACGGCTGTACACCAACGATTTGAGATTCCAGTATCTGGGGCAGCATATACTGGTTCCATATTCGTTAAATCTACAGCCGGCACCCTTAATGATCAGGAACTAATACTAGCTGTAAAATATAAAGGGGATGCGGGGGCAAATGTAGCTCATACTCAAGCTACTTTCAAATGGGTTGATAACAGACTTGTGTTCGTTAGTGCTGCGAAAGGGGGAAGTGGGGATCATCAGAATAGGGCGCATGTAGAAGAACTGTCCGATGGTTGGTGGAGAATTGGTGTAACAAGAAATTGGCCTATTAATCAGACTGTGTATCAAGTAGCTTTTGAATTTTTTCCAACTGGTTGGACTACAGCCGAAACATCTCCCAATCCCAATAATACAGGATCAGTTTATGCGTGGGGGGCTCAACTAGAATTAGGAGATCATATAACCTCCTATCAGAAGTCTGAAGGTCCTAGATTTGTAGCCAATCAAAACTCTATATTTTCTACCAGCTCAGTTGGAGAGGATATTATTCGCACAGTTGAACGGTATGGGGCATCTAGTTATATTCCTGAAGATTCCTTACCAAGTTATCCAAGTCCGTTAGACAATAGGCTTGAAAAAGACACTAGAACTGCCGCAGAAATAGAAACTGGACTTGATAATTCTGTTGGGCATAATTTAAATGTTGTACCCTATAGGGATCAAATTCTTTCTAATTTTATATCAGTAAGTTCTTATGATACAGACGAAGGGCTTGGTATAACTGGTCCTTATGTATCCTCCCTTGGGTATTTCATGGGTTGTTATCCAGAGGGGTCTGGTACTGGTGGTAGTCCCTGGGTTCTAGTTCGTAGTTTTGATGGAAGCTTTGTAACTAGTCCAAGCGCACATGCAATAACTAATGCTGCTGCTACTGAAGTATCTGCTACAATAGTAAGTGGTGTTTACAACAGCGTATTCAATGATGCTAGTTCTATGGATACTTCTGGTTTTGTGGGTAAGGTCTTTGATCCAAATCAAGCTATAGCGCCTTTAGGAAGTAATAGCTTGTCAGGCATAGTTGTATCTTCTGATAATACTTTTTCTGGGGCTGGTGGGGCGGTAGCTTATATGGTAACAATTGGTTCTGGAGATGTAGGGTATAGTAATTTCTATGGGGGTATATATAATATGGGTTTGTGGGTGATAGATAATAAAGCCACACTTGCTGAAGGTAATACTCCTCCTTATTCCTTTAGTCCCCTAAATAATCCTAGGAAATATAAACTATTTTCTAAAAAAACATTAAACGAGAATTTATGTAAGATCACTGATTCAGGAATTGCGCCGTACCTTTATGGGTCTGGACAGCATAAGGATCTTACTATTATATGGAGACTAAACTTTTAAATGAATTTTATAGAAGAATTAGAAATCACTGGCCATCTACAAATAATTAAATTATTTAGAGATGGTACAGAGGAGATGGTTTATGACGATCATAATGTCATTACTTCGGGTATGGGTGTAGGCCTTAGTTACTTTTTTACTGGATCGGGTTCTAAAAATATAATGGACTATCAGATTGATCGTTTTCAGATCGGAGTTTCTGGTCCTAACCCTACTGATCCAGCAAGTTCTATATTCGCACTAAGTGGCGCTCTTGAAACTTTGGAAGCGTATGGTGGGACCTCATCTAAGCTAATTCTTGAAGAGCATAAACAAGTTTTGGATACCGCAATTGATGTTTCTCCAACTAATAAAGTATTTGCAGTTATCCCAGCTAAACATGTATCTCGTCTTAGTGACACGGGGGTTCGCTATATGCTTGTTCTTGATGAAGAAGCCTGTATATCAGCTGATGTGGGGACAGTGGGTAGTACTGTAGATGTCGTAGCGGGTCCTGGGAAAGGGGCATTAAATGAGGTTGCTTTATTTATGAAAAACCCTATGGCTCGTGTTGGAGACAATGCCTCAATAATGGTTGCTTATCGTACTTTTAGTGATATCGTTAAAACGAATGATTTTTCGTTAGTATTTAGATGGAACATTAATTTCTAGTTATGCCTTTCCTCCCAAATGACCACTACACCACAAGTGGAGATGTTAAACTTTTAAACTCTTGGAGGGCAGATGTCTATAAGTTTGACACAAGCTCTTTCTATAACTGGGAACAGGATAATGAGCCTATTCATGACCTAGAAGAGCGTACTCACTTATTGTGGGAGCGTGAGGGGTATCCAACCTCTTCTGTCCCAGGCCTAGCCCTAGCAGTTTCCGCTGATGCTGACGATTCAGCGTTAGAATGTAACCCCAATTTATTTACTGATGTCAGTTCGGCCATTAAAGCGTTACCTGAAGTCTTACGATTCCCCGTTATTCTTGAAGTAGCATCTTATGGAGACTTGGGCACTTTAGAGCTTAATAACTTGAAGTGTGCTCAGGGTGGATCTCTTGAGATTATAAACAGAAACTTTGCCAAAATTTATTCTTCAGGTGCTGCTATAGAGCATACTACCACCTTTCCTTATTCTGTAACTAGTATAACTTCTGCTGATGTTAGCACTACTTTTGTTGA